TCATCGATAATATCTTTGTTTAGGACACCATTCAGCGTTTTTATTATGACGGAATATGCATTACAATTTTTTAAGTATTGTTTAGATGTTTCTAGTGATTTTTGTAAAGTTGGATTATCAGGATGAACTTTAACCATTCCAGATTCATCTATAAGCTTCTGCAAAACGGAATTTTCCGCTTTAATGAATGCAGCTTCATCAATCAAACCTTCAACTAATTTCCTTTTAGATTCATCGACATCTTTAAAGATCTCGGTCATTTTTTCTTTTTCTTTTTCATAAACGGCCCTTTTAGACATGTTTCAAAAGACCTCCATCGATTTTCAAAATTTTCAGCGTGTGTCAATCTGACCTCCCCCCTTCGGTCCCGGAGGACTTTCGAAATTTCAAACTACCGGGGGGCTTCATTGTTTATTCTGTTTCTATTCTGTATAACTACTAAACCATTTATCTATATACTTCTCCCATTCATCCTGCCTGTACATCTTCTCTTCATCTATTCGTAATCTTCTAATACATTCATCCTTACTAACATCACAGAAGATAAGCTCTGCTCCTAGATCATTGGCAGTTCGTTCACGCTTATACTTATCTGCATATCCTCCAACTATCCAAGCGTTATGCCACTTACCATACCTGGTTCTAATATTATCTATAAGATGATTGTGCATTCCCATTACATTAGCCAATAGATTGTCTGGCTTATCGTATACAGGTAGAAAGGATACAGCTTCATATAACTTATCCATGTCTATCACTATATCTCCACGAGAAAAGTTCTGTTTAACAAACGTTGTCTTCCCTGACATTGGTGGACCATAGACCAAGTACACTTCCCTTTCAAACTTAGCACCATATCTTTTATGAGTTTTGTTATGACAGTCAAAACAGACTAACTCTACTTTATCTGGATTTAAACTAATCATTACATCCCCAACATTCTCAGGAGTAAGCTCAATAACATGGTGCCCTATAATATCTTTAGACCTTGCTATTGTTTCCCCACAATGCTGGCACTTAGGACCACGTTCATTGATTAGGCTTAATCTAAATATCTGCCACGCTTCACTGGCATAAAATGATTTAAGTATCGCATGCTTTGCCATATTACCAACCCTTGTTCTTAGCTGCTTCTATATCAGCTCTAATCTTAGTCATTCTCAATCTATGTTCTTCCCTAACCTCTTCTGGTGGAAGAGTTCTTAATAAGTCTTCATATTGTTTAACCATATTAGAAATAGATCTCATTGCTGCTGCTTGAGAAGTCATCGCTTTACTTTGCTTATCCCAAGCAAACTGTATTTCATATTCAATCTCAAAAGAACCGTCTTTCTCTTTTTCTTTCTTAATTTCCTTGGTCATATCATCTTTATCTTCAACATACATAATCTTTTGAGCACGAACAAAGTTTGTAACAGCTACAAGTATTTGCTCATAAAGGATATCCAGTGTACTCATTCCCTCACGAATAGAATCATATATTTCCTTAGTTTCTTCATCGTTTGGAAGCCACTTTCTAAATAGTCCATGCTTAACAGCTTTCGTATTTCCTATTGGTCCACCTGGTCCACCTTTATTCCCTACCGCATTTTGATTGCCAAAAGGTGCTCCTCTTTTTGGAGGAACAGAATCAGGTGTATCATCCCATTTATCAAGGCTCTTCCACTTCCTAATTTGGCTAGCACTAACATCTAATTCCTCTGCAATCTCTGTTAATTTCTTTTTTCTACCACTTTTCAGCCATAAATTTAATGCTTCTGACCTCTTCGGACTTTGTTGTCTCGACACGCCAAAAAACTCACCTCCATAATGAATTGAGTTGGTTTTCACACTTTTGTTTTTTCTCTTTCGAGTGACCTCTTATTTCACGAGTAAACAAGCTAAAATCAACCTTAAAATCACTCTCACAGCAACCACCTAAAACACCCTGAATTCTCCTAATATATGGTTCTAGAGTTTTCTTATCTGGTATACTGTAAAACTGGTTAATAACTCTCTAACTATTGGTAATACTGATTAAATCCGTTACTTTAAAAATGACCTTTAAACTATACCCCTAAATTAATAAACTCGAAGAGTTTTTATAGCTTCGCAATAGCCTCATCCATCATGTCTTGGCTATAGCCGATATACCTCAAAGTATTAGCTGGATCTTTATGTCCGTATATCTCCATTAGTAACGTTATGTTGCTAGGGTTCTGTTCATATAAAAGGTAACCCCATGTCTTCCTCAATGTATGAGTTCCTATTTCTTCTAGATCAAAAACTTCAGCAGCTTCTCTTAATACCTGGTATGCTGCTTGCCTTGTAATTGGTAGACCTTTAATTTTTGTTTTATTCTTTATCTGTCTACTAGCAAAGATAAAGTCTTCATCATCCATATCTTTAACAAAGTTATTTAAATCATCTCTGATTGATGGATGAATGATAAATCTCTTCTTGTTCTTATTCTTTGTTTCTTTTGTTTTAATATGAGTTGTATTCCTTACCATCCAAGCCTTAAGTTGTAACAAGTCACTTATTCGTAGCCCTGAGTAAATACCAAAGCAGAACATCAGATAATTTCTCATGCTCCTTAATCGAAGATATTCTTTTATTCCTATGATGATATCCTTATCTCTAATGGGTTGAACTGTACCCATTGTCTTATCCTCCTTTCTACTGCAATAAGCAATAGAGATATTTCTTGCTCTAAACAAGTAAGATTTATATCTTCTCTGTTTAGAAAAAGAAATAAATTGGAGTGATTTTAACTCCCTTCCTCGCCCTCAACCTATGCGAACGAGTGCCGCTAAGGTGCCATGACCATCAGTTGATCGAGTACATCTTGATAAGGGATAGATGCTTCTCCCGTAGAAATGTATCCTACAAGAAAAATTTTACTTTTAAAGCAAAATAAAAAAGTCCCCCTATTTAGGTGGAACTTTTATCACTTTATTTCTCGTATTTTTGTCAAAGTAACTTTTACTAAATGATTCCTAATGCATTGGCGATAAGATTGATAGCATCCTTCTTATAGTTATAATACTGGTCCTTAGAGATACCCATTCCCATGAATACTTCTACATCTTTCACTCTTGTTTTATCTAAATATTTTCTCTTGATGATCTCTCTTTCTCTTTCATCTAGAGCATATTCGATTGCTCGTTCAATTTGCTTAACTACAATATACTTCTGACTATAGTTATCTTCTAAAGAAGGGAACAGTTGAACTAACCCTTCTGTATCTTGTTCTGCTTTATTATCTAAAGCTACTCGATATGCTTTGTATTGTTTTAATAATCCAGCAACCAATCGTTGGACTTCTTTTTCATTGATTTTTTTAACCATTTTCATTCTCCCTTTATGCAGTTTTCTATTCATTATTTTTCCGTCTAATCTAATTCCTTTATTTTACAAATAGCGTTATATCAGCTGTGTATATTAGCCATAAATCTTTTATTTTTAGAAATTATCGTGAAATGTTGATGTATCAATGGTTTAAGAAACACCGTAGTTTACATAATGAGAGTTATACATAGCAAGTGTTGTATATCAATTTATAAAAATACAAAACTTATTTACTTTAACCCTCGAAGCCTTTTGATTTCCTTATCCATTAAATATTTCGCCCATTTACTCATCTGAACTGGATTAATTACCCCTGTTCTTTTATCTTTTCGATATGGATTGACCACCCACTGAAATTTATAGTTCATCTTTCGACTGCTCCGTGGCATTTAATGTACAACTCCTTGATAAAATAAATTTAATTTCCTTGTAGAGCGTCTCAGCGACACGCAATAAATAGAAAAAAAGGACAACAAGCAATAAAGAGAAGGTTTCCCTCCATTGCTTGTTGTCCTCCAGTCGTCTGGCCAGACTCACTTATATTCTTTCAAACATTGAATGTTTAATAATAACTGATCAGTTAACATATCATTTCTTTGCAGTAAATCTTCTTTATCATCTTTCAATATTCTTATTTCTTCATTCTGCTCTTGGATGATTCCTAATAATTTAGGAACTGTTTCAACTAAAGTTTTCATTAATGGATAATTTAATACTTCTTTTTCATTTTCTTGCTCATATCTTTTATAATTTTCTACAGCTAAATCAATATTTTTATCGCGATCTATATCTACCACTGGTGTTTCTTGTGTCATTATTTTTCTCCTTTGTTGCATATAAGTTTCGTATGATACATTAACCTACTTTATAAACTGTCATTAAATTATGGTTAAGTGGTACGTCTAAAACATTTTCATAAAACTCACCTTTACCAGTGATAAACCCTTTTGACACTTTACAATAAGAGTCTCCAAATTCTTTCCAAGCACTTTCTGCTGAATTTTCACCATAGGTATTTATCCAATCGTTTTTTATCTTCTTTGGTAATTCATCCCACTTTTTATATAGGGAATCGCTATTTTCTATATCACAAATTCTCTTCCAACCTTTATTTTTTTTACACCATTCCTGTGCTTTTTCAGAAGCTTGTTCTGTTGTATATGTTTCCAATTTTATTCCTCCTTTAATGAATAATAGTTATCTATAGTTAATGAACAATGTCACTTTTATCAGCTAATATCATACCTTCATCTACATCCTCAATTGGTGGCATTTCTCCTAGTTGATCTAATGACATCTTCCTCATTTTTTCTAATTCCGAATCAAAATGGCTGGTTTTTTCAATACGTTCTTTTACTTTTTCGCCGATTACCCTGTAATATTCCATGGTATCCTCTTTAGTCGATGTAATCATATGAACCAGAATATTTACTGGGAAAACCATAACTTTTACTCCTGAAGTCACATCAGAAAATATAGTGGCTTTAGGAGTTGCAACTACAGAGAACTTATATTTACCAATTGACATTTCGTGGCCAACTGCTGGCATCCATTGATTTTTAAAGGCTAAATGAAACTTTTTAGGTTGTTCATTGATTTCAACTTTCATTTTACCTTCCTCCTTTACAATAGTTATCTTCGTTTACATCAACCCGTTTAATACTGTCTTCCTTATTAAATCCATTCGGAAATCGAGTTCTTAATTTTTCTATATTCGCTATCGCTATCTCTTCTAACGTTAAGTCATACATTGTTGCCAATCCAGTTAAATAATGAAGAACATCCCCTAATTCTTTTTTTGCATTTTCTACATTCGGCTGATGACCATGAAAAATTTGCTTTTTTATCAGATCAGTAACTTCTCCAGCTTCACCACTTAACCCCATAGCGTAATTACAAATATCATAAATGTTATAACTTTTGTTAATTAATGGTCTAGGCATCGTTCTCTTACTTAATTCTTGGTACTCATTAAAGTTCACTTTGTTTCCTCCAGTTCTTCTACAAAATCAAAATATTCCCCGCTATTTAACAATCGGTTTACTTCTGCTCGAACAGCTGAACTACTTCTCGCTACTTTTTCACCTATTTCACGATACGTAAGTCCTTCCTCCTTGAATTTGACAAGGTTTCTACATTCACCAACACTAAACGGTCTTCTTCCCGTTTTATCCCTAGTTTCTAAATATTCGAACTTTTCGGCGCTTATTTCATATGTAAACCACTTAAATCCACAATGTAAACAAGCTCTCTTTCTTCTAATCGCCCACTTATATGGTCTGCTATCCGTTACTCTGCTCGCATCGATTAAACCGCACTCTGGACACTTCATTTGATATTCACTTTTCTTTCTTGATATCTAAATCCCAAATACATTAGAAAAAACATTGTAATCTGACCTATGAAGAAAGTAACTACATACCACATGCCATTGCCTCTTTGTACTCTTTATCAAGATGTAAACTTGCTATTAATATTTCGTCTGGATCTCTTTCGAAATAATCGGCTATTTCCCTATGACTCATTCCAAATTGCAGCATGTCCTTTAATTCTGCTAGTTCAAATTCGCACCAAACAAAATTCATTTCTTCACACAAAATATAAATGTCATTATTATCATCAGGAACCAATAATCTCCAATCATCTCTTACTTCATTCGATAAGTTTTTTACATGGCGGTGTTTTATTCTAGAATTTCTTGCTAAATGGACGCAAGCAAGAAAAGTAGAATATTCGTCCTTGTAAAGAAAGTCCGCAATCGCTTGAATGCTAATATTTTCTTTCCACATTTGAGAAACTACCTTTAACTCATAAGATGACCAATAAAAATCGATGTTCTCACAAACTAATACAATCTTTCTTCTCGAATGCCTCATTAAATAAAATTCGGAAAGACCATCATTTCTCATATTAATAACCCTTTCTAATGAAGTTTGTTTTTCCACTTACTCCAATTCTTTTGCTGTGACTTTTGCTTGCGAATCATTTTCTCGTAGTGAAATCGATAATTCTGTTTCTTCATAATCGGTACAGGAGGAATTATTTCCACCATTTCAGGCTCAGGAATTTCTTGAGTTGGCATATCGAACACCGCTGTTTCCGTTTCCTTCTTTTTAAAAAAGATTCCTTTAATCTTTCCGAATAAATTCATTTGATTTCTCCTAGCCCGTGTCTTTTTTTCTCTAACACGTTATGCTCAGTGATTTTTCCTTTTTTCCATGTGATTGTACACTCGCCAAAACCGCTTGTTGGTGGATTTATTTCAACTAACTTTCCATCAACTATCATAAAAATATGTGCTTCTTTACCGCTATGATCATATAAGCTGTTTGTCACAATCATTTCCCCTTTTTAATATCTCTTTGTAGGCTTTTTCTTTATAAGTTAAGTCATCATCATAAGATGCAATAATATATAACTGTTCTATGCTTGCTTTTCTAAATATCTCTTCACTCACCGAGAAAACACCTTCTTTTTATCTGTTTCTCTATGTACAACTTCTAATCGATTCGGTTCGTTTTTGACAATTAGCCAATTGTCAGGGTTTAATCCCATGCTCTTCAATTCTATTTTCAGCTTCTTGCTCGGCTTTTTTCCATTCTTCAATGCCTGTTACCTCCTTCTTTTTTCTCTCTACCCAATCAATAAAAGTAGCGATAGCTTCTTTTGATTGAACATGACCATTTACCATCAGCCAAAGTATTTCGTTAGATTTTAAGTGCATATTCCCCATTTTTCTAACTAAAGATATAGGGTTATCAGCTTGAACCCAATATCCTTTAACAATATTTTCTTTGTTTCTGCAATATCTCATTTCAATTTGCTTCGGCCAATCAGCACTCATATTGCAACTAATCCTAATCTGCTCATTGCTTGAAACTGAAAATTCTCTCTTTGTTTTTTAATGTTTTCTTCTAAATTTTCATACACTATTCTTTCAAGCTTGTACTCTGCAATTCTAGCTTTATAGTTAAGAGCATTTTCATAACAACGCAAGATAATTCCATCTATATAGACTTCTTTATCATTTAATTTGCTTGCAGCTAATTGATATTGGCTTATCTCACCAATTTTTAATGTTGGGATAATTGTTTCAATTGATTTTTTAATGATGGATCTAGCTTGTTTATTTAAAACTAAACTTGTTCCTAACATTTAATCACTACCCATCCTTTAGTATTAAATCTATTTTTTTAAAATGAATCTTTTTAGCTATGCAAATATTCGTTGCTTGAATAGTATTTCTTGGTCTTCCTTTATGAATATCTTTTCTAATAACAGTAAACTCAGCGAATATTAAGTCTCCTGATTTCAAGTTTCTAACTTTCTTCAACAAATTAAAATCACATTCAATTTGAGAAAAACCATTTGCATTAATATCAGTTGTTTTTAATGGTTCAACATGTATGTATGTCATATATCTTGTTGGCGCTGTTTTAAATACTCTCTTACCAGTTACTCTTCCTATAAAAAGATTTTTTTTCATTTATACTCCTATTGTTTCGTTTTGAATAAAATTAAATAAATTAATGTCTTCCGCTAAATTGTATTCATTAAGAATACAACATTCATTTTCTCAATAGTCTTATATCAATACCGAAAAAATCTGAAATTGCAATCGCAACTTCTAAACTAGGATCCCTATCTCCTCTCTCTATATTTGAATAAGTAGAATGATGAATACCTAAATAGTCTGCTACTTGTAGTTGAGTCAAGCGTCTTTTATTCCTTTCTCTTATTAAAAAATCTCTCTTGGTAGAAGAATTCTTATTAATCTCTTCCACCTCCTTATGTTTTCTTGAATAATTTTTAAATTCATTTCATATCCTTATAATATACACAAAATGAATACATTTCAAGTGAAATGTTAAAAATTATGTAGTGTTTTGAATTATTTTTTGGTTGCAAAATGCATACCTTTTAATGATAATATTAGTTAAAGCAATCTTTTGACTATAGACAATAAAAATACATAGATTGACATACATTTTTAAAATAAATCATAATGTTTGGATTAATAATAAGGGGATGAAATTAGTGGATAACGAATACAAGCGGATAATTGGGTTAAGGCTTAATTATTTAAGAAAAAAACACAAAATTCCTGTTCAGGATATAATAGATAAATTAAACATAGCTAGGTCAACTTACACAAACTGGGAAAGTGGTTCTAGAGCACCTAACGGAAAAAATTTAGTGTTGTTAGCAAATGTTTTTGAAACATCTGTAGATTTTATTACTGGTAAAGTAGATGAAGAAGAACTATCTGAGGAAGTTACAGAAGCTATTAAAAATGGGAATTATACTCACAACGGTGTTCCTATTTCTGAAGAAGATGCGGAAAAATTAGCACAAATGATAAATTTAATACTAGGTAACACCGATAAGAACTAGTTAAAAACCTAGTTCTTATTTATTATGTCGTAATATTCTTTTAATTCAGTTGATGAAATAATTCCATCTTTATGTAAATTTGTGAAAAGGGCCTCTATATCAATCGTTCCGTCAATTCCATTTGGAATATTTAATCTGTTACTTCTACATAGATCAATAATAGATAAACCCAAATTTAACTTCCCCTGATTTACATTATTTTCATAGCTGCTCATCCTTTTTTCCTCCTAAAAATTTAATAAAACGGAATTTTTTACTTTTCTTAAATTTTTCATTATATAACAAAAGCACCATCCCATTGGAATGATGCTTTTGTAATTTAATTATTTACCAGCCGCCTCCGCCGCCGGGATCTTTTACATCTAAAGTTGTAAATCCATCTGTTTTTTGAACAGTTGTAGGATTAGTTGTGCTGCTATCTATATTTTCTTCTGCAAATGTTGTAGAAGCAGATGCAAAAATTGCAACTAATAACAACGCACTAATTAATATTTTCTTCATAAGATCACCTCACAACTATTCGTTTTGTCTACAAAAAAATTATAACACACTTACATTTGTATGCGAAACGAATAATTGAAATATATAACAATTTTCTTTCGTCAAAAATCGACATCTGTTATTTGTGAATAAAATAAATTGCCTTTACTTAAAAATAAATCTCTTGCTGTTTTCATTATCTCATTTGAATTTGTAGCTAGCGCTTTGTAATAAATTTGGAATGCGGTTGAGGATCCATTTTTCTCTTGAAGTTCACTTAAAATATTCAACGCGGTTTCTTTTTTTCCAATTTTAGCAAAATAGTGTGCTTGCTCTGCTTTATTTGTCAAAAATAAATTGTTATATTTTCCGTGGTATATGTTAATAAAATCATGTGTAGACTCTAAAATATTTATCCACTTTTTATAGTCACCTTCTGTTTTATCCAATATAGAAAATGCTTTATTAATGTACTCTATTGCTAAATAATAATTATGTAAAGAATTAATTTCACTGAGCAAAGTATAAAAAGCACAAATTGGTATTGGAAAATATTCAACAGGAAATTTTTCAATAACATAATGACATATATCATTAGCAAGAACTATATTATTTCTTTTAAAATTTATTATGGCTTTCATTTCTAACATTCTTAATTCAAATGTCTGTTTAAAATATTCGTTATTTACATTGGATAAAAATATTAAACCTTCATCAATTAAGAAATCTAACATTTTATAAGATTGAAAATCAAGATGAGCATACATTTCAGCAATTTTTATTAATGCTACAGTATCATTATCTAAATTATTAAATTTAAAATTTGAAATAATTCGGTAAAAATCTTCCGTTGTTATCAGGTTTTTATTTCGCTTACATAAAACATCATATATTTTTATTGCTTCATCATCACTCTCAATACTGTGTTTAAAAATTAATTTTTCGGCTTTTTGACTTTCTCCTTTAGTAAAATACCACTCTATTCCCTCTTTTATATATTCAACTTTATCTATTTTTTCAAGATATTCACTGGTAAAAGTATTTAAAACCTCTTGATCGTTGTCGAAAACGTAATTTACTAAAACAACAAATTTATGAAAAGGTATTCTATAAGAATTTTTAAGCCAATTTGTAATTGTTCCTGTAGACACTTCTAATTTACTGGCGAGTATGTCATTTTTAATCTTTCTTTTTTGCTTCTGATC